GAAAGGTTTTCGGCCCCCTGAGAACGCGGCCAGGATCGTCCGAGCCAACGTTGGGCCGGCCGATTGCGCCTTGGCCGCCACCCTTGGCTGGAGATGCCATCGCTTCCGGCTCCAGTGTCATATTGCCGTCGTCGTCATAGGTCGGCGTCGAGAGCCCGCCCGTGATGTCGGCAAGGTTTCGGTTCGCCTTGGCGGCCAGGAGGGGAGCCTTCATGGATTTCGTCAGGTCATAACGATCAGCCGCGGACAAGCGGTTGCCGGCGTCGGTCATGTACTTGTCGGCGGCAAGCGGATCATCGGCCGCCATGCGGAGAACAATGTTCTTCGTTACGCCGGAAACGAACTGCTGCTTTCGGAGATTGAACGCCTCGCTGTCCCAACCATGCATATCGGCCTGTTGCTTCAGTTCGGCAATGCCGCTCAGGAGCGCGGTGTTCACCTTGCCGTTGTCGCCATACGCCGCGAGAGCATCGTTCGCGAAACTGTCGATACGGGCGTTTGAAGTGTCCGTAAACCAGGCCTTTCGCTGGTCGGCAGCATGCCTTACGGACGTATCGAGCAGGCCATTCATTCGGCTACGCGATGCTTCATCGTAGTGACGCGCCGCACCGGGCGTCAGGCCGTTGCTAAACTCCGCGCGCTTTTGATCTGCCTGTTTTTCAAACTCCGCGCGACCATCGACGGCGTTCTTGCCCTCAAGGGCCATAAAGCCGTTCTCACCATACATTGCGCCGCGTGCCCACGACGCATAGCGGTTGTCAGCGTCTTTCGCGGCATTGATGTCGTCAAGCTCCTGGACGCGCATGGCGGCATCGGCGGCATTGTCGAGCCCGTTGGCTGCCGATTGCATCCCGCGGCCGATAGATGCTCCGAAAGCGTCGGCATCGGCGCGGACGGTGTACCCCTCTGTATATTCGGGGCGAAGCGCAACGCGCTGCTGAGTGTCTTGATAAAGCGGAACCGTAGGCATTCAAAACCTCACCTAATATAGCCCATGCTGGATGCAGAAGAGTAAGCCTTGCCCGCGCCGCCCAGAATCGTACCGGCCGCATCGAGATACCCGGCCTTGGTGGCAGCGTCGGCGCGCATTCGGTCGAGCGTCGCATTCGCGCGTTGGTTTGTGCCCTGGACCTTGTAGCCGTAAGCCTCGCGGTATGAGTTGGTGCGGATGTTGAGGGCGTCGATTTCGCCCAATTTGGCCGTGTCAACGATGGTATCGAGGGGCGAGCCAAACGTGAGGTCAAGGCCATTCGCAGCCATGGCGGCGCGCTGGCGTCCCTCAAGCTGCGCCGTCTGCTGGCGCTTCTGCTGCTCCTCCTGCTTGCCACGCTCGATTGCGTCTTTCGCCTGCCGGTCGGTAATCTTTGCATTCATCTCAGCGATCTGGGCGTTGTAGTTATTCGCCTTGGCCGTCGCCTTAGATTGCTGAATTGTTCCGGCCGCGCCGAGAAGGGTCGAACCCAGCGTAAGCGCAATTCCCAGGTCACACATCGGTTGCCCCCATTTCGAAAAGCCGGAACTGATGACCGCGAAATTCGACCGGTTCGAGCAGCCGGAACCCCAGCCATTCGAGCCAACGCACGGAAACCGTGTTGCGGACATCGACAAAGTTTCTAAGCACGGAATAGCGCTTCAACAGTTGAGCCGGCCAATCGCTGGAGATCCGAAGAAAAGCGCGGAAATTCTCTTCAACGGCATCGGTGCCGAGTAGCCAGGGCGCGCCGACGCCCGTCAGAATGTTGATATCGCCAACGCCCCACATCAATTCAGGGCGGCCATCAAAAATCCCGGTCCAGCAACATGAGGACTTCCGATAGGAATATGCGAGAGCGGCAAGAGGCGAGCGACCAGAGGCCGCAAAAACCTCATCGCGATCAGCCTTGCGCATGCGTTCGGCAATGGCGCGGATATGGGAGGGACGAGCCCGAACAATCTGAATATCAACGGCCAAGGGTCACGTCCGGCATAATGGCAAGGATGGTCATTGGCAGCGGGTCGAATTGCTTCACCCACACGCTACCGCTCGTGTTCCAATCCCAATCGGGAGTTATGGAGAGATCGCCGGTATAGAGCTTGATAGCTTCGTTCCAAGCTTCGTCTTGGCGTTGCTTGTATTCAACCAGCTTGTCGCTATCGCGGTCGCCGTCCTCGTGACCTACGAAGATCCCGCGCGTGTTTTCTACGCGCAACGTTACTTCGCTCACACCCTTGGTGCGGCCCTGGACGGAGCCGAGCCCCTGCACCTGCCCAAGATCGAGGTCGAGCGTTTCAATAGCGGCCGTCATCGGCAAGCCGATATGGATCTTGGAGGCGGAATTGCGGAGAGTTATCGAGCCACCCGTTACCGTCAGGCTTCGCACCACGTTGCCGTCAGCGAGCGCGACGACTGCTTGCCCTTCGAGGTGCCCGAGGCCATTGATTGTGGTGACGGGCACGCCGGTATAGGTCAGGCCGCAATCAACGAAAAACGCATCTTCGACCACATCGAAGGCGCGAGAATGAAGGCGCTCGATATAGCGCTTGACCTGCCCGTTGATCGTCCGGCGTACGATGAAGTACGGAACGTCTTCGCCGTTCTCTTCGATAACGGTCACATCTTCAAAGTAGGCGTCGTCGTTCGGGCCGCTCTCGTGACGCGTCCAGGCCCAAACGTCCTGTTCCTTCATATAGGTGAGGGAGACAAGCGCGCCGTCATCGAGCACTACCCACACGACAGAATCGGGAGCCTGGGCATAATCCCACGCCGCAATCTCCCTGCCCTTAAAGAGGTGGCGCGCGAGGATCGTCAGATCCTTCCCAACGTAGCTGTCTTGCGTGTAATCATAGGAGAAGTCACGCACGACGCCGCCGAGGCGCTGGGCAAAGAGAACCGTGTTGCCAACAACAATCGGCTGCACCTTGGCCGCACCGCGGTAGCCCTGGTTATCGAGCTTCAGCGCAGAGGGAGAAATTGCGTCAGACGTAGAGCCGCCCGTAACGATCCATTCCGAGCCCGAGGTAAGCAGCAGCAGACCGCGAACGGCAATCATGGAGCGGATCTCATTCACCTGCCGGGCGCGAATGCGGAATGTCACAGCATCGCTTGCCTTTGCCGGCGACGACACGCCAAAGTTCTCGTAGTTCGCAGACTGGCTAAGCCAGACCGCTTGCGGATCGCTGAGAGTGGAGCCAAACGCAAGGCGCTGCTCGATGAAGGTCACGCACCGCGGGTAGTTGTTGGCAGCGTTGAACGGGTTGCGCGCCGTTTGGGGCGTGTCGGAGAGATCCGGCGTAATGTTCTCGTCATCAAACGAGAGGCCGGTTGTGCCGCCGACATACCCATAAATGCCGTTGTCAGCCCGATAGACGATATAGCGTACAGCGCCAGTTACGGCATTCCACGTCACGCGGTTTTTGCCGCCTTGAATGGCGAGATCGTTGACAACGGAGCCGGCGTTAGACGGAAGGCTTTCCTCGCCGCTGTCGGCCACAGCGGCGACCTTGTAGTTATACGTCGTGGCGACGTATCCGGTTTGGCCGCTTGTGTCTCCGGGCTTGGTAACGGACGTGAGAACAGGGGCGGCGATCTTCGGGCCGAAGGTAACGGTTGTCAGCGTCCAATTGTTGTCCGCTGTACGGCCGAGCTTTCGCACCGGATGACTAACATGGCAGAGATAGATAACGTCGGCTTCCTGGACGAATACCAAATCTTTTGCTTGCGCGGCCGTGTACGTGGTCACGAGTTCATAAATTGCGCCGCCGCCCGTCAGAACCAAACCACCGTCGCGAAAGACGCGCATATAGTTCTGGCCGAACTCCAGAATGTACGTTTGCTCAGTATTGAACTGGAATTTGATCAGGCGGGCGCTACTGGCGCTATCCTTGATCTCGTAAATAAACTCCAGGCCGGCCCGGTTCGATACGCCGCCATGCGGATGAATGAACACATTAAGAGCCGTGCGCAAGCCGCTGGCATATTTAGTGAGATCGACACGTGCGCCAAGGGCAGGCGACAGTTCCCCGGCAGTAAAGGAGGGCTGATACGCGCGGAAATCAGCCATGCGAGCGCACCGCGATAAAATCGGTCACGATGTCAGATGAATGCCGCTCCTGGTTGGCGTCAGCTTGT